GAACGAGGCGCTGCGCAAGGATGCTAGTCGGTGGCGTGCATTCATCAACTGCGCCCGCATCAAGTTCTTCGGATGGGCCGGGTACGGGGAGAAAGACCCCTATGGAAACAGCCCTGGCAACTACCGGCACTTCGGCGGTGAGTTCTGGACGATCCACGACGCGCCGACTGCCGACAAGGAGAAGGCCGCCGAGATCCTGAACGGTTTCGCTGACGCAGCGGTCGCCGCCATGGGCAATGGAGAGCAGTCATGACTCGCACCCAGGTAGCAATTTTTGTCTGTTCGCTCTATGCGGTGATAGGTCTCTTTGTCGGAGGCGGCATGCGACCAATGCTGACGCTGGCAATTCTCACATGCGGCCCGCTGGCCCTGCACTACCTGACCAATCCAGCGATCAAGGGGGCTTCCCATGGCTGAACTTGCCCTTATCCGCACCGCCCAGGGCCTGGTGCCGGCCACCGAGGCTGATCGTGAGCTGACACAGAAATGGAAGCTGGGCCAGGTCGTCCACGGCAAATTCACCCGTATGCGCAATGCCAAGTTCCACGGCAAGTTCTTCTCCATGCTGGATCTTGCTTGGGAGTATTGGGAGCCGGTGGGTGGCCTGGTTCCGCGTCAGGAGTTGCGCGGCATTCAGGGGCTGGCCAAGTTCTTCGAGGCGCAGAGCGGTAAGCCGGGGCAGTTGTCGCATGCAGTTGATGCGTACATCGCCGGTCTGGAGTCGGCCAGGGCCGAACGCTTTCCAGCGGTGGACAAGTCCCGCGAGGCATTCCGTGAATGGGTGACGATCGAGGCCGGTCACTTCCACCTGGTGCGAACTCCCGACGGCGTCCGCAAGGAGGCCAAGTCAATTAGCTGGGCCTCCATGGATGACACGGCCTTCGAGCCACTTTATCGCGACGTGTTCAACGCCTGCTGGCGCCTGGTCCTGTCTGCCCACTTTGAATCGGAAGAGGCGGCATTGAGTGCTGCTGACCAAATCGGGAGCTACGCATGAAGCGCACCCCACTACAACGCAAAACCCCGCTTAAGTCCGGCGGCGCACGCCGCAAGCGCTGCCCAGTGTGCCGGGTGATGTTCACACCGGCCCGCGCTGGGCAATCGGTTTGCGGGGCTATCGAGTGCGCCATCGCACACGGCAAGTCCGAGAAGGGCCGGGCGATCGCCGGGAAAGCCCTGGCAGAAGTAGGTCGCCGCGATATCAAGGTCCGCAAGGAGAAGCTGAAGAGCAGGGCGGACCATCTGCGCGAGGCCCAGACCGCAGTGAACGAGTATGTCCGCCTGCGTGACGCGCATCTACCGTGCATCAGCTGCGACTCCACGCCGAACGACAACGACCTCATGACCGGCAGCCGTTGGGACGCCGGGCACTATCGATCAGTGGGCGCCTGCCCAGAGCTGCGCTTCGAGCCGCTGAACATCCATCGGCAATGCGTGAAGTGCAACCGCAACCTTTCCGGTAACGCCGTGGAGTATCGCATACGCCTGGTGCTGCGCGTTGGTGCCGAGAAGGTCGCCTGGCTGGAAGGTCTACACCCGGCCTGCAAGTACACCGTGGAAGAGATCAAGGCCATCAAGGCCAAATACCGTGCAATGACCAGAGACCTGAAAAAAGGGGAAGCGGCATGACCTATCGCAACGTTGTTTCCGCAGTGGTTCGGGCGCTCGCGGCCGAGACTATCACCTCCGCCGGCGGCTGCGACTTTGAGCCGAAGGTGCAGTGTGCGAAGCAGAAGGGGGAGATCGTTGGCAAGGAGGCGGCGTTTCTCCAGGACTGCTGGGTGTTCGGTCGGCTGCACAAGTCCCTGTCTGCCGAGCACTGGCGCGCCCTGGTGGCGAAGTTCTCCACCCACACCGAACGCAAGCACGCGGCCATTGCTGAGCTGACACGTGTGATGCGTTCGCCGGCGCCGGAAAGGTTCCTGCACTGCGCCGTGGTTACTTGGGCGTTGCCTCGGCTTGCTGGTGTCGACGGCAAGCGCTCCACCAACGTGTTGCCGGCCGGCTGGTATGAGATGGACAACTGGTCGAATGAGCCGCACCCGATCAAGACCCAGGAGCGGTGGAGGCGTGACATTCGCAAGGCGCTGGAGAGCAGTGTTGACTTGGCTCTGGTCGAGGCTCAGCACATCCTTGAGCAGGAAGGCCTTGTGATATCAGAAGTCGCTTGACGATGGCTGAGCCAATGAGCCATTATTCACCCATCCTGTCGTACTTGCGCATGTAGGTGATGCAAGAGACAAACAAACCCGGCCACAGCGCCGGGTTTTTTATTGCCTCGAATTCAACCTTCTGGAGATGCGCATGAAGCTGAAAGCCAAAAGCAATCTGCTGGAGCGCGCCAGAACGGCATGGGAGGCGGTCGCACGCCAAGTTGGCGAGACCGACTTCTCGCGCCATCCACGCACCGGCGAGTATTTGCATCCCGGTGTCGCCATGGGCTGGCGCATCCACAAAAAGAACCTGTAGTCGTCCCCCTGATTTTTGCGTGGTAGAGCAGCGGTCAGCTCGTCGGGCTCATATCCCGAAGGTCGATGGTTCGAATCCATCCCTCGCAACCAATTCAAAGGTTCTCATTGAGGGCCTATTGAGGCCTCGGCATTGATCGGGGCCTTCTTGTTTTCGGCCCCGCCACACCCTTCGCTCTGAGCTTGGAGTGCCGCCGGGGCTGACCTATTTCAAACATGCCCCACGGAGTAGAGCGCATGGAGTACTTACAGCGCCTGCTCGACAAGATCGACAGGTTCGAATTGCTGATTGCGGGCCTGATTGGGGCTGTGGTTGCGAGCTGGTGGCACAAGGACGACTTGTCCGACTGGCGAGCCTGGATGGTCTTCTTGATCACTGGCATGGCCTGCTCGATCTATTTGACGAGCATGGTCAGCACCTACCTTGGCGTGACTGAGCCGAAGATCGTCGCCGGCATCGGCTTCCTGCTGGGCGCATTCGGCGGCTCGCTCCTGGCGGCCATCAATCGAGCCATCAAATCCGCTGACCTCTGGGCGCTTATCCGCCAGCGGTTCGGGGGAGGCAACCCATGAATCTTGAACTGATCAATTCCATCGCCTGCGGCCTGATTGCGCTATGGGCCACATGGTGCGTACTGAGCGGGAAGGTGAGGGACGGCATTCTCGGGAAGCTGATCTACTCGGCCATCGCCATCAGCGGTTTCGTCGTTATGGCGCGCAGCCAGAACATCTTCTTCGGCCCGACCACCGCCGGTCTGACGCTGCATGTCGCCCTGGCCCTGGCAGGCGCCCGCCATATCTTCATGGTCACCTACTGGCAGACGGTCAAGGCCTGGCTGTGCCGCACGCTTAACTGCGAGCACTGCATGAGCTGCCCAAAGGCGCCCGAAGGTATCGACCGCCGGAAGCAGTAATCCGCGCCACGTTTTCGAATGCGCCAAATCGTGGCGCGCAATGAGGTTGCCGTGGTCAGACCATACCCTCCAGCGTCAATGCTTGAGCTGTCGGACCTTTCCGACTTCGGTATCCGTCTGACCCCTGCGCCCGAAGTATGGGAATGGCTCCAGGCCGAGATCCTTGCTGACACCGGCACCATTCACAACGAAGACCATGCCCACTTACTGGATGCAGACATCCGGATCATGTGGGCGTCGTCGAGCTTCAACAAGCAGGGACGAACAGTCCTTGGTCAAGCCGAGCAGGTAGCGTTCCGTGCTGGTGGCTGGCAGAAAGCCCGGATGGAGCAACAGATGCGTGATTGGTTCGGCGAGGTTCCGGCCTTCATCATCACCCTGGCTGCCGACTACTGCGCCGAGTGCAGCGACACCGACTTCTGCGCCCTCATCGAACACGAGTGCTATCACATTGCACACGCCATGGATAAGTACGGTCAGCCAGCCTTCAACAAGGAAGGGGCGCCGAAGCTTGAGATGCGTTCGCACGACGTCGAAGAGTTCGTCGGTGTGGTCCGCCGCTACGGTGCGAGCCCTGATGTGCAAGAGCTGGTAGACGCTGCGAACAAACCTGCTGAGGTAGGGAAATTGAACATATCGAGGGCCTGCGGAACCTGTCTGCTCAAGTCGGCCTGATTCTGGACAGGCTCTGGACGGATGAAAATCTATGGCAGCCCTTCAAAACGACGTGAAGGCCTTTATTGTTCGGGCCCTGGCGTGCTTCGACACGCCCTCACAGGTTGTTGAAGCTGTCCAGAAAGAATACGGGGTTGCGGTGACCCGCCAGCAGGTGGAGACACATGACCCAACGAAGACATCGGGGAAAGGCCTGGCAAAGCGCTGGGTGACGATGTTCGAAGACACCCGCAAGCGATTTCGCGAAGAGACGGCAGAAATCCCCATCGCAAACCGCGCCTTTCGCCTCCGCGCCATGAACCGCTTCGTGGAGAGGGCAGAGACGATGAAGAACATCGGACTGGCCATGCAGATTCTGGAGCAGGCCGCCAAGGAGATGGGTGACGCCTTCGTCAATCGCCGTGTTGAGCCAGACAAGTCGCTGGACGACGAGATCAAGCGGCTCAACATCCAAAAGCTGCAGCGAGAACTGGAAGACCCAAATAAGGGCCTGCCCGAGCCCAAGCAAGTAATCATCGGGGTAGAAGATGCAAGCGACCCTGAAGCTGAATAAGCCGCAGTTCGAGTTCATCAGTCACCCCAAGAAATTTTCAGCGTTCGTCGGCGGCTACCGCAGCGGCAAGACGTTCGTGGGCTGCGTCCGGATGTGCATCAACGCACTGGAGCACCCAGGCATTCCGCAGGGCTACTTCGCGCCGACCTATCCGCAGATCGCGGACATCTTCTACGACACCATGCCGGTGGTGGCCGAGGCATTCGGCCTGTTCGCAGACATCGTGCCGAGCAAGAAGCGCGTATACCTGCGCGACAACCGAGGCCGGTGCCTGTCGACCATCGTCTGCAAGAGCATGGAGCACCCGCACCGCATCGTCGGCTTCAACATCGCTCATGCGTTGGTCGACGAGATCGACTGCATGGCGATCAAGAAGGCTGACAGCGCGTGGAAGAAGATCATCGCGCGGATGTCTACGGTGTGGCCGACCCGAGCCATGAACACTATCGACGTCACCACGACGCCGGAGGGCTTCAACTGGGTCTATCGAAAGTTCGTTAAGGAGCTTGCAGCCAATCCGAGTCAGCGCCCGCTGTACGGCATCGTGCACGCCTCAACGCGGCAGAACGCGAAGAACCTGCCGAAGGACTACATCAAGTCGCTGCGTGAGTCGTACCCGGCCAACCTGGTGGACGCTTACATCGACGGCCTGTTCGTCAATCTAACGTCGGGCAGCGTCTACCCGAACTTCTGCCGCAAGCAGAACCACACCGACGCGACGATCCGCCCGGGCGAGCAGTTGCACATCGGCATGGACTTCAACATCAACCGGATGGCCGCGACGGTGCATGTCATTCGTGACGGTCTGCCGCTGCTGCTGGAGGAGGCCACGCACCTGTTCGACACGCCGGCGATGATCGTGGAGCTCAAACGGCGTTACCCGGGCCACAGCATTACGGTTTACCCGGACGCCAGCGGCAAGAACCGCAAGAGCGTCAGCGGCAGCGAGTCAGACCACAGCCTGCTCCGCGCCGCCGGCTTCATGGTCATGGTGAACCCGTCGAACCCAGCGGTTCGTGATCGGGTGCTGGCAGCGAACGCCATGTTCCTCAACATCGATCAGAAGCGCCGCTACCTGGTGAACACCGACAACTGTCCGGTAAGTACGCAGGTGCTTGAGCAGCAGGCCTACGACGAAAAAGGCGAACCCAACAAGGACGGCACTGAAGACCCGGTCGACGCACTCGGCTACTTCATTGTCCAGCGCTTCCCGATTGCGGGCAGCTACACACTCGCGAACGTGAGCGACCAATGAGCGCATTCACTTATCTCAAAGACAGCCTGCAGAACCTAGTCGCAGGACTGGGCACTGCGCGCGACAAGGCATCGCACTCGCACTACGCGCTTCCGGTGATGGACGACCAGCAACTGCTGAACGCCTTCCGTGGGTCGTGGACGGCGCAGAAGGGCGTGAGCATCCCAGCCGTTGATGCCTGCCGCAACTGGCGCAACTGGCAGGCCAAGAAGGAACAGATTGAGCTGATCGAGGCTGAAGAGATTCGCCTGGATGTGAACGGAAAGATCCTTGAGGCCCTGATTAAGGCTCGACTGTTCGGCGGCGCCGCGGTGTTCATCGGCACTGGCGAAAAAGACACGCATGAGCCCATCCGGCCGGACGCCATCAAGAAAGGCGGCGTCAAGTACCTCACGGTGATGACCCGCCGCCAGCTTTCCGCCACCGAGATCGAGCAAGACCCGCAAAGCCCAAGATTCGGAAGGCCAAAGGCTTACCGGCTGCCTGGCTCCACTGTCGAGATTCACCCATCCCGGCTGGTGATCTTCATTGGTGCACAGCATCCAGACCCGGAACTGGCCGACGGCCTGCAGTTCGGCTGGGGTGATTCGGTACTTCTGACCGCCATGTCTGCTGTGAAGCACTACGACGAGACGATGGCAAACGTCGTGAGCTTGGTCTACGAGGCCAAGATCGACGTAATCAACATCCCGAACCTGATGACCAGCCTTCAGGACAAGAATTACGAGCGGAACCTGCTGGAGCGTTTGCGCCTGGCTGCCACTGCCAAGGGCATCAACGGCACGCTGATCCTTGATGGACTGGAGACGCACAGTTCCAAGTCGGCCAACTTCAGCACGCTGCCAGACATCATCGGCAAAGCTGAGCAGGGGGTTTCTGGTGCGTTCGACGTGCCGGGCTCTCGGATGTTCGGTACGTCCTCGGGCGGCCTGAACTCGAACGGCGAGGAAAACACCCGCAACTACTACGACAACGTCGCATCACGCCAGAAGCTGGAGATCAAGCCAGCCATGAGCGTGCTCGATGAGTGCCTAATTCGCTCGGCTCTGGGCAATCGCCCCGCTGAGATCCATTACGCATGGGCGCCACTGTGGCAGCCGACGGCGAAGGAGCGGGCTGACATCGGCAAGACGACCGCCGACACGATCAAGACGCTCAGCGACACCAAGCTGTTCCACTCCGACGCGCTCAGCCAATCAGCAGCAAACCTGCTGGTAGAGATGAGCATCCTGCCCGGCCTTGAAGCGGCGCTGGAAGAGTTCGGCACAGTTGTGGACGAAGAAGAGATAACCCCGCCAGACCTCACGGAGTAGCCATGTTCCTCACTGATTCTGTAACCGCGTCCAATGTGCGGCGGACGGCGGACGGCTACCTGGTGGCCGACGCAAAAGTAGCCCGCACCGGAATTCAGGAATACCTGGGCTCCGAAGTGGGTAAGCCGGAAATGCCAATCGTCCGCGTGTACCGGCCCGAATCGTCGGTATTCGCTGATTCAGCAATGCGCTCCTATGCGTACCGGCCCATGACCAACGATCACCCGGGCGGTGAGGGCGTCAACTCCAAGAACTGGAAAGACGTCGCCATCGGCCAGACCGGTAGCGAGGTGTTGCGCGACGGTGAGTTTGTCCGCGTTCCACTGGTCCTGATGGACGCTAAGGCCATCGCTGACTACGAGTCGGGCAAGCGTGAGCTTTCCATGGGGTACGGCGCTGAGCTGACCTTCCAGGACGGCGTAACCGACAAGGGCGAGGCCTACGACGCAATCCTAGGCCCTATGACCATGAACCACCTGGCGCTTGTAGATAGAGCGCGGGGCGGTGAACACCTTCGCATTGGCGACACCAAGCAACCCAACCCAACAGGAGGCCATGACATGGCTGATGTACTTCGTAAACTCCTTGTCGACGGCCTCACTATCGAGGTTACGGAACAAGGCGCACAGGCAATCGAGAAGCTGAACGGCAAGCTCGCCGACGCAGCTACTGCCACTAAAACCCTGGCTGACGCCCATGCAGTCGCCCTGGCTGGCAAGGACGACCAATTGTCCAAGCTGCAAGCCGCGCTGGATGACGCTACCTCCAAGCTGCTGACCGATGCGCAGATCGATGCTCGCGTGAAAGAGCGCGCAGACCTGATCGGCGTTGCCAAAAACATCGCTGACGGCGACTACACCGGCAAGAGCGCTGGCGAGATCCGCAAGGCTGCCGTCATCGCCAAACTGGGTGATGCAGAGATCGCTGGCAAGTCCGACGCCTACATCGAAGCCCGCTTCGACATCCTGGCCAAAGACAGCGCGTCCAGCACCACGACCGACCCGTTCCGCCAGCACATGATTCATCAGGACGGCAAGACCGTCGGCGATGAGTCGGACAAGGCGCGCCTGCAGATGATTGCAGACATGCAAACCGCCCACCTGCCGAAGGCATAAGGAGTACCAGTTCATGGCTGCTTACCAAACCACGTACACCAACGCTCCGGCAAAGGGCGTTCCAGGCCTGGTCGCGAACGAAGAGAAGTGCAACAAGATCAGCCGCACCGTTGCGAACGCTGAGGGCATCGTGTTCGGCGCTCCGGGCTTCCGCATCGCTGGCGCTGGCAATGACCACAAGGTCGCCGCCACCGGCACGCTGTTCCTGGGCCTGGCCGTGCTGAGCGCTGCCGTTCCTCCTGTTGCCACCGGTTCGACGCTGATCGACGGCTACCCGCAGGACTTCACCGGCGCGTTCATGACTGACGGCCAGATGTATGTCACCGCCGGCGCTGCTGTAGTGCCAGGTGACGACGTTTACTACGTCGCCGCCACCAACCGCTACGTCACGACCGCCGCTGCTGGTGCCGTCCTGATCCCTGGCGCCTTCTTCGACACCACTGGTGCGAACGGCGACATCGTTGAAATCTCCCTCAAACATCGGAGCGCTTAACATGCCCCAAGCTTTCGAAGACGCTCAGTCGGCGTTCCCGTTCGTTCTGGCTCAAGGCCGGAACATCGAAACGCGCATCTACACGCGCCGCTACCCGACGTTTAACTACGCCGCGAGCATCCCGGTGGTCACTGAAGGCGCTCCATGGGCCATCGGTACCACGTTCTTCACCGTCGATACTGCTGGTGAGGCTAAGTTCCTGTCCGGCTCCGGCACTGACATGCCGTTCAACTCCGCAACCCACGATCAGGCATCGCACGACTTCGCCATGATCGGTTCGGGCTGGGAGTGGAACCTGGAAGAAGTGAACCAGGCTCAGCTGTACGGTATCAACCTGAGCGGCACCAAGGCTGATTCCGCTGCTGACAAGGTTGAGCGTCTGCTGAACACCATCGCCTTCACCGGCAGTGTTGAGAAGCGCTGGACCGGCTTGCTGAACGACGCCAACGTATCCCGCGTTGACGCCGCTGCATCCGGCACAGCTGGTTCGACCTACTGGTCAGCCAAAGACGTCGACCTGATCATGGCTGACGTGAACGGTCTGCTGGGCGGCATCCGCACCAACACTGCTGAGGTCGAGTGGGCAGACACCCTGCGCATGCCTCCTGACGCATTCCGCGCTGTGGCCACCAAGCGCATGGGTGCTGGTGACGGCTTCATGACGGTGCTGGAATACATGCGCCGCAACAACATCTACACCGCCGAAACCGGCCTGCCGCTGGATATCGCGCCTCTGCGTGAAGCCCGCAATGCCTCGGCTGATGGTGGTGGTCGTCTGGTTGCGTATCGCAAGGACCCGGAAGTCGTTCGCTTCCACCTGCCGATGCCGCGCCGCGTGCTGGCCCCTCGTCAGAAGTCCATCATGGGCTTCGAGACCGGCATCATCGCCCGTACTGGTGGCACCGAGATCCGCCTGCCGGGTGCCGTTGCCTACCTCGACGAAATCACCCCGCCAGTAGCCTGATAGGAGAACGTCATGAAAGTGACTAACAACTCGAAGGCGCTGCAGGGCGTTCACACCCAGACTGGCGTGCTGTACGTGGCGCCAGGCGAGACGGTTGATGCTGACCTGACCGAAGCGGGCCTGAAAGGCGTCAAGCGTCTCGACTTCCTCAAGGTAGTCGACAGCAAGAAAGCCGACAGCGACAAGAAGTAAAACCCCGGAGCGGTTCGCCGCTCCACCTATTCGAGACAATCCGATGCCTGATTTCTACGGTTAAGTTTCCGCAGCCGATGCGTATCACGAAGCCAGGGCGAACTCTGCCTGGGCTGGCGATAACGCAGCCAAACAGGCCGCACTGATTCGGGCGTCGGCTTACATTGATGGCAAGTACCAGGCGCAGAACAGCTGCGGCCGGTGGGAATCGCTGTTCTCAGGCGCCAAAACTGGCGGCCGGGCCCAGTCCCTGCAATGGCCGCGCACTGGCGCAACTGATAACGAAGGACACGCCATCCCTGCGGATGAGGTGCCGATTGAGATCGAACAGGCGACATACCAAGCTGCGTTGCGTGAAATCGTCCTTCCGGGGAGCCTGAGCCCAGACTACGTGGCGTCACAGACGATCAAGCGTGAGAAGGTGGGCCCGCTCGAAACGGAATTCGCGGTAAGTGACTCAGCATCTGGCGCAGGCTCTGTCCGCCCAGTGATAACAGTTGTTGATGAATTGCTCGCCCCGTTGCTGGGTTGCAATACCTACTGCGGTGTCGCGGTGTTTGTTGTATGAACGTCGCCGAGGTACTCCAGCAGGTCGAAGCGCTTGAGCCGGGCATGCAGAAAGCTTACCTCGATGCGGTCCGCGCCACTGTAGATGCCGCGACGATTGCCGAAGTCGAGCGCCTGCTGGCCGCCGGCGACGAAAACGGCCTGGTCGAACTGCTCAGCCTGGGCGCGCTGTCCCTACTAATTGAGTCGGTGCGCTCAGCCTTCATTGCCGGCGCGCGCTTCGAGATGATCGCCATCGCGTTGCCTCGGGCTGATCGTGAGCAGATCGGTCGCAAGGAATTCGACGTGAACCGAGCTGAGGCCAGCTCATGGCTTGCTCAGCAAGTGACGGACACCCGAAACACCGCGACCGACAACGTCCGCGAGGCAATTCGCTCCGTGATGGGCTCACGACGAGTAATCGGCGGCATTCAGCCCGCCGGGCAGGTTGTTCGCACTGACCGTCAGGCGGCACTGGATCTGATCGGTCGTGTCAGCCCGCAGACAGGGCTGCGCACTGGTGGCGTCGTAGGGCTTCCTGGCAACTTCGCCCAGTACGTGGCGAATGCCCGTGCGCAACTGCTCAGCGGCGATCCTGCGCAGCTCAAGCAGTACCTGACCAGGGCGCGGCGTGATCGTCGCTTTGACGGCATCGTCAGTCGAGCCATTGCCGCTGGCAAGGCCGTAGCCGCGAAGGACGCAGACAAGATCGCCGGTCGCTACTCGGAGCGGCTGCTGAAGACGCACAGCGAAATGCTGGCCCGCACCCTGGCGCATGAATCTCTGAACGCTGGGCGTGATCGGGCATGGGAGCAACTGGTAGAGCAGGGGATCGCTCGCGAGCGCGTTGAGAAGGAATGGCGCGACCGCAACGACGAGAAGGTGCGCAACAGCCATCGCTATATGAGAGGCCGACGCGTCCGTCTTGGTCAGCCCTTCCAGACCAGCAGCGGCGCCTTGCTGCGGTTCCCTGGCGATTCCAGCCTGGGCGCCGGTTGGGACGAAACGGCAAACTGCCGCTGCATAGCAATATATTTTCTAAGGGCCTGACCCATGCCAGACATTTATGACCGCAGCAAGGCGATGGCGGCGCGAATGCTTTCGCCTCGAAGCAAGGGCGGCAAGGGCGCCGAGTTAACGCTGACGAAGACGGAGAAAGGCCCGCGAGACCCTGATACAGGCGGATCATCCACTGTGGTGACCAGCTTCCTTGGTTCTGGCCTGCGCGAGACCTACGAACAAAAAGACATCGACGGCTCGCTAATCAAAATTGGTGACGTGAAGCTCCTTGTCTCCCCTGTCCAGCTTGCCGGGCCGGACATGCCTCAGCCCGCCACCCAGGACAAGGTCTTGTTCGACGGCAAGCTCTACACCGTTATTCAGGTCAATCCGTGGAATTACGCGGGCCTCGCAGTCGGCTTTGAAGTGCAGGGGAGGGCGTAATGGCGAACCAACCACATCACATGACCGAAAGGTATGGCGGCCTGAACGGCTCGTTTGCCGAGACCCTGCGCCAGTACCGAGATCAGGCGCTGGCTGACATGGACGAAGTGTTCCGCAAGGTCGTGATCGAGATCGGATCGTCAGTTATTCGGTTGAGTCCAGTTTTAACGGGCCGCTTTCGTGGCAACTGGCAATTAACCATCGACGCACCGGCATCGGCCAGCCTCGACAACTACGACAAGGAAGGGCATGAAACCATCGCCACCCTTGTCTCTGATGCTCAGCCGCTCACGTTCGGGCAGACAGCCTACATCGTCAACAACCTAATTTACGCGATTCCGCTGGAATACGGCCACAGCCAGCAAGCGCTGGCGGGCATGGTGCGGATCACCAAAGAGCGCTTTCAAGACATCGTGGCACAGGCCATTCGAGAGGTAGCGGAATGAGTCACGCCAGAGCGCGCCGCGCCATCGAGGTAAAGCTGACGGCCTGGGCCGAAGATCAGGCCATGCCGATCGTATTCGGCACCGAAGAGTTCACGCCGCTAGAGGGTCAGGTCTATGTCCGCGCATTCCTGATGCCTGCCAGCACCACATGCCTCTACCTGAATGCCAGTGAGCTTGAGTACCGAGGCATATATCAGGTCAGCATCTACACCCCGAACGGCGAGCCTGTTTCGGTGCCGGAGCTGATCATTGATCAACTATCCGCACTGTTCCCGCTGGATTCCAGATTGGACCGCGCCGGATTCCTCGGCCAGGTGACTGAGCCGGTAGAGCAGGGCCCAACGATCCCGGATCCATCCCGGTACATGATTCCCGTGTCTTTCACCTACCGTGGAAGCGCACCTCCATAGGGCAGAGCAATGCAAAAGCGTATCCCTCTACCCAACGGGACCACGATCTGGGTAAGCCCGGCCGTTGCACCTGGCGCGCTTACACCGCCAGTTCCAAGCGACTCAAGCTGGATTGAGGTGCAGAAGGTAACGGCGCTGACCCATTCGGGCGGCGACGAGAAGTTCTCGGTTTACTCACCACTCGGCAGCTACGAAGACGTTCGCACACCGTCTGGCCGCAACCTGATGGACGTTCAAATGAGCTTCCAGGATGCGCCGGGATCGGCATTCGCAACGGCAATTGAGCTGGGCAGGGATGCCAGGGCGGCGCTGGCATGGAAGTTCAAGCTCCCCGGCGGCCAGGTCAGCATCGTGTTTTCGGGCTACGCCAGCGGCTCCATGATCCCGGTCCTTGACCGAAACCAGCTGATGGTAATCGCAATCACCATAGCCGTGATCGGCACGCCAAAACGCATTACAGGCTGAAAAGCCAAGCCCATCAAGCCCTGGCACTCGCCGGGGCTTTTTGTTTCTGCCGCAAGGCAAACCTGGCTCGCGAAAGCTATAACGCAAGGTGACGTTATGATCCTCGACCAAAAACAGCTTCACTCATATTTTGATTATGACCCGACTACAGGGTTTCTAACCTGGAAGGAAAGAGCTGCGCTAACTAGTCACGACAGGGCATGGAACACAAAGTATGCCGGTAGACGGGCCGGAGGTATCCACAAGAAAGTCGGCGGCTACGAAAGCAGGCAGGTTTGGCTGCGAGGCAAGATTTACGCTGAGCATCGCATCATATGGGCTTGGATGACCGGCGAAGACCCTCCGGCACAGATTGATCATCGAGATAGAGACGCCACTAACAATATGTGGAGCAATATCAGGGATGCAGATGGAAAGAATAACTGGAATAAAAGCATGCGAAGGGACAATCGGTCGGGAGTGACTGGAGTCTGCTGGGATAAAAATGCAAGAAAGTGGCAAGCAGTTTTGTACGTGAAGGGCATCAAGCAGCATGTCGGCCTCTTCCGGGATGCGCACCTTGCAAAATCTGCCGTGGAAGATGCGCGACTAGTGCATGGATTTGATCCCGATCATGGCGCGCACTATGCGCACTACGTTCGCAGCGCATAGCCGCACTACCGACGCAAACCAAGACTTGAAAGTCAGATCGCTAATCGGCGCGACCAGCTTCAGCTTACGCTCGGCCTCGACGCCGCTTGACGATCACGAACGCCTAAAGGGGGCGCTCAAAGTGATGCACCCTTTGGCAAGCTCCATATAACCGAATGACTGCCCCGGCCTGGCGCACCCATCAAGAACACCAAAACCCAACAACCCGCCATGAGCGGGCTTTCTCGTTACTAAGAGGTAATACCCCATGGCTACTCGCATTGCGCTTCCGAACGGCGCGACTATGCAACTCGCAGCAAGCTTTTCTGCTGCCAAACTGATCACCGCCATCAGCAACGCCAGCCCTGCCGTGGCAAGCGCTAAAGCGAACGGCTTGCTCAAGGGCGACATCGTCCTGTTGGAGTCGAACTGGGGCAAGCTGAATGGTCGAGCCGTTCGCGTTTCCGATCCGGCCACCGACACGTTCTCGCTGGAAAACATCAGCACCGAGAACCTCGATTTCTACACTGCTGGCGGCGGCGCGGGCAACTTCCAGTCGGCTGCAAGCTGGGTTGAAATTACCAAGATCACGGGCGTATCCCTGACCGGTGGCGAACAGCAGTTCCTGACTGTTGGCTACCTGGCTGACGATGACGACCGCCAGTACCCGACCAACCGCAACCCGATGAGCATGGCGTTGACCGTTGAGGATCAGCCGACAGCCGCCTATGTGCCGGTTGCTGAGGGCTACACCGACAACAAAACCCAGACCATCCTGCGTCTGAACCTGCCTAACGGCGACAAGATTCTGTACCCAGGCTTCTGCACCATCACTGATACGCCGACTCTGGAGCGTAATGCCCTGATGACCCGCACAGTGAACTTCGCCCTGTCCGGTCGCCCGGTTCGCTACGTAAAAGCCGCGTAACTCGCGGCTTCACCCTTTCCCCTGATAGACCAACCCCACCCTATTCGCACCAGGAGCTTCACCCATGGCTAAGATTTCCATTCAGCAGAACCCTACCTTTAAAGTCGACGTGGAGATCCCGCGCATTGGTGACAAGGCAGTCAAAGTCCCGTTCGTGTTCGCATACCTCAACCGCGATGAACTGGCGGAGTTCGCCGATGCCAGTCTTCGGAATGGCAAGGAGCTGCGCGGCATGATCGAAAAGGAAGGCACGATCCGCGAGCTGTCGAGCGTGTCCGAAGACTTCCAGGTTGGCCAGCTACAGCAGATCGTGAAGGGCTGGGGTTTCGACGACGAACTGAACGAAGAAAACATTCGCGCCCTGGTTCGCAGCTATGCCGCCGTTCCCGATGCCATCGTCATGGCCTACCAAGAGTCGTACAACCAGGCTCGCAAGGGAAACTAATCGAGGTCGTCCGGGCGGTCTACACCCCATCCGCCACGGCCGAGCAGGCCGCGCTGTTTGGAATGAGCCTGGACGACCTGGAGGAAGAGGTGGAGCTGTGGGCCGTCAACGCCGAAGCCTTCAGCGTGTTCAACTCCATGAGCACGCAGTGGCGAGCCGGCATGAGCGGTGCGACCGGCCTGGACTACACCTCCCTGCCGATAGTGATGGACCTGGAGGGTGTCGAAGCGGACTACCGCAAGCAGGTTTTTCGCGACGTGAGGACCATGGAGCAGGAAGCGCTGAAGACGATGGCTGACAATCAGGAGTAGGGCGTCGGAAATTGCGGCGCCTTATGATTGCTTTGATGCAGCAGGGCTTGAAGGTTGAAGCTGTGCGCGCTATTTTCATGACTCATTGATCAATATTGAGCAACGCCATGAAAGCCAAAACTCTAGCCGATGCGCTGGGTTCCGTCTTCGACCTGTCACCCCGGCGCCGACATGGCAAGGTATTGCAGGCAGATTATGTGCGCCCGAGCACAGGTTCTGACAAAGATGCCATGGCGAAAGATTTCAAAGCGGTAGGTGCTGATATCCGTTGGGGTATGGAACAGCATGGCCAAAGGTAAATCGCCTTCTGGACCAGTGCCTGGCCTTGACCTGAATCCTCGACGGAAAACAGAAACAACTATTTTTGCCCAGCAAACCGTATCAGGCCCGCTGCCCAGTGCTCGGGAGCTGGAAGGGTACGAACTGGTGTCGCCTGGTGCTGCCAACCGCATCATCACGATGGCGGAAGGCAATCAGGCCCGCCGTCACGAAAGCGAGCGCATGAACGACGAATCAAACAGGCTGATAGCCCAGGCAAACGCCGAAGCCGTCTTCGCCAGCGCCCGTTCGTCTGATGCAGAAATCGCAGAAGTGAAACGGAGCCAATGGATGGCCTACTCGATAGTGATCCTCTTCCTTGGTTGTAGCGTAGCGCTCGCCGTGCTGGGCAAGGAGATTGCTGCTTCCGTACTTGGCGGCGGTGTTCTTGTGGCGCTTGTCACGACCTTTCTGAAGCGCAAACCGAAGACATAAGCAAAGGCGCACCCTTTGTCCCTCCATCCAAGATGGTGGTAGATTGCCGGCATCAAAAAGGGAGATGTATCGATGTCAAACGGCTCTAATGCACTGGGACTTATCCTGATTTTTTTCTGCATAGTTATTTATTTTATTCCGGCATTAAACGCTTCTCGCAGAGAGCACTCGAATTCAGTAGCCATTTTCTTGCTTAACCTGTTTCTTGGCTGGACTCTCATTGGATGGGTTGCAGCTCTTGTTTGGTCCGCGTCTGCTATCTCTCCTGCCCCCACGGAATCGTTACACGCCGAAGAGGTCGCACCTGTCGAGCAGGACAAGTACCAAAAGCTTGAAATCCTTGCCTCTTTGAAGGAGAGGGGAATGATTACCGATGAAGAGTTTCAAAAAGAGAAAGCTGAGCTCCTAGGGGGCTGAGACTTCTTCAATTTCCTGAGCCCGCCATTGAGCGGGCTTTTTAATGCCTGCAAGCCGGCCATGGAGCCGGTTTTTTTATGCCCG